AGAATACGATTGTGCTGCGGTGAAGCCAGTAGAAATCTGCATTGATGTTATTGGTGTTGGTGCGGGTGTCGTTGATATTTGCGCCAGCACGCATAACCTTCCTGTTCGCGGAGTGAATGTAGCCGAACGGCCTGCAATCCACAGCGATAAGTATGAACGCCTTCGTGATGAATTGTGGTTTCAGATGAAGGAATGGTTTGGCGGGTATCAATGCAGTTTACCTAAAGCCCAGTCTGAAGATGTAGAAAAATTGATGGATGTGTTTATTGATGAAATGACATCGCCACGTTTTGCCTTTACGCCTTCTGGAAAATTAAAAGTTGAATCAAAACCACAAATGAAGGCACGCGGTCTGAAATCACCTGACCTTGCTGAAGCCTTTCTGATGACGTTTGCCAGTCAATCAACTGGAGAACGTTCTAATGCCTGGTATTCCGATGCACCAATTGAAGTGGATCACACAGGCGTTTTTTAAACCTACGTAATTTGTAACGTTTCAGTCGTCACGCTGTAAGTGTGTACCGATGGAGTTGTCCTTATGAATCAAATGAGTCTTGATTTCAGTAAACAACAGCCATCAAATGTGTCCTATGCATTAAACGATAATGATATAGATAATGATATTTCTATAGCATTATACCAAGAACTCCTTTCTCATTCAGGTGTCATTAAAGAATTTTTAAAAAATACCGATAATTTTTTGAATAGATTAAAATTTGAGAAGGTGAATATGGAATGCTACAAAAGTATGTATTCTAATATTAATAGCGGAGATGTAATTCCACCATTAGATAGTTTTTACGATAAGATAGATGGCTTAAAGGAGTTAAATGATTCTGCATATAAGTTTTTCATGAAACCAAGAAATAATTCCATTAAAGAACTTGATGTTCAATTAGGTGATAAATTTGATGAAGTTTTAATAAATTTTTTAAATCAAAAAAATATTAGAGCATCCAGAGCAGATCAAAAAAATAAAAGACTGCCAGACATCAAAGTATTAGATAAAAATAAAAAAATTAAAGCATATATTGAACATAAATATCATAATGCACCATTTATGTTATCTCATAAATTAATAGATAGAGAATCATATGAAGGATCAATTACGCTTGATTTTAAAAAAATACAAAATCAAATAATTGTATGTGAATCAGAAATACCAGATAAACCAGTTTACATTGTGCATTGGGTAGATTTTCATCATCTTAAAGGTGTATTTTTTAATACGCTTGAACAAATCAAATATTATATTCAGCATAATGATACGTTTACCAGAAAAGATAGAAGTGGTGACTACAAACTAACAAAAAAAATTGGCTATACTGAAAAATTTTATCCCCCACTTCATGAAATGGGTGATTTTAATGAACTTTTAATAAAGTTAAAATAATGAAAAATTACACAGCAACATTAACTACATTGCAAACAGTAGTAAATTTCAAAACAATCCTGAACTAATAGCAAAGATAAAAAAAAATAATCCTACAATAGAATTTAAATATAAACCAAGATGATTGAGACAACTTATGGCAATGGATGATATAGAATTTAAAGCACTTGTTGAAGGCCAGCTTAATTCAAGTGTAGGTTATATTGGCGATGCTATTGTTTCAGAACAAACGGCAGCCTTAGATGCCTACTACGGTCAGCCGTATGGCGATGAACAGCAAGGTCGATCACAGATGATTGATCGTACTGTTATGGATACCGTTGAACAGGCTATGCCGTCATTGATGCGTATTTTTACAGCCAGTAAAAACCTTGTCACCTTCAACGCACAAATGCCTGATCCTGACTTATATCCTGATCCGATGCAGTACAATCAGATTGTTCAGCAACGAAGTGAAATGGCCCAGCAGGCAACAGACTATGTAAACCATGTCTTTTTCCACGAAGCGTCATCTAATGGCGGGTTTGGTGTTTTGTATGATTGGTTTAAAGATGCGCTGATACAAAAAGTAGGCGTATGTCAGATGTGGTGGGATGTCAGAAAGGAAGTTAAATTTCAGACATTTGAAAAACTGACGGAAGACGAATACGCAGCATTACTTGAGCAATTTCCTGATGCAGAAGTTGTTGAAGAAACAAAAGACGTAGAAAAGCTGGAAGCCACAATTGAAACACCTGGCGACATTACCGACATTGATATTGAAGAAGAACGTGTATCGTATGACATAAAATTAAAATTCATGCGTGAGAAAAAAGGCATCCGTGTTGATGTTGTTCCTCCAGAAGAATTTTTAATCAGTCGGCATTCACGCGCTATTGATGATCCTGAAACAACAATGGTCGGGCGCAGAACATTAAGAACACGTTCTGAACTTATCAGCATGGGATTTGATGCGTCAGTTATCAACAATCTGCCAGCAGGCCATTATTATTCTTTCATGGATGACACAGATCGCGGTCGTTTTCCTGATGAAACATTTGGTTTATCTTCTGATGAAACAGAACAAAATGCAAATGTGGAAGTTTTTGATTTGTATGTACGTGCGGATTTTGACGAAGATAACATTGCAGAAATACGTCATGTGTTTATGGCAGGCGGTGAAATCCTTGTTAATGATGAAGTTGACCGCATACCGTTTTATGAAGTGTGTCCTATTCCAATACCGCACCGTTTCTTCGGTCTTGGATTAGCAGACATCACCGTTGACTTACAACGTTTGAAAACAACATTATGGCGACAAGTTCTCGATAATTTATATTTTACAAACACACCAGAAGTTGTTGCAGGCCCAGGTGTTCGCACACAGGATTTGGCAAGGCGTGTTATTGGTGGTGTTATTCGTGCTGATGACGTTAATCAGGTACGCTGGAACAGCGTTCCGTTTACGGCTGGTCAAAGTTTTCCAATGATGGATTACGTTGACAACCAACGTAAACAAAGAACGGGAACAGCAGCCGATGTTGCGGCTATGAATCCTGAAGCCTTAAAACGTATTACAGCCGAAGGTGTACGTGAGATCACAACACAGGCGCAAAGCCGACTTGAACTGATTGCCCGTATATTTGCTGAAACAGGTGTAAAGCGTTTGTTCCGCGATATGCTGAAGATGATGGTCGAACACCAGGACTTTAAAAAAGTTATACAGATACGCGGCAACCTTGTACCGATTGATCCGTCACGCTGGCCTTCTGATATGGATGTCACGTGTGAGATTGGATTAGGTCACGGTACAGAAATGGAAAAACGAGCAGCAATTCAACAAGTTCTACAGTTGCAGGAACGATTAGCACAGGCTGGGCCAGATGCACAAGGAATGGTGATGCCTGATAACATTTACAATTCACTTCAACGTTTAATCCCATTAACAGGTCTGAGTGATATCACACCGTACTTTAATAAACCGACACCGCCTGATCCAAACCAGCAACCTGAACCGACACAGGCTGAAATCATTATGCAGCTTGAACAGCAAAAAAGTGAAAATGAATTTCGTTTGAAACAACAGGAGATGGATTTACGTCAGCGCAATAATGTTGCTGAACTCGAACTGAAACGTCAGGAAATGGGTTTCAAAATGGAACTGGAACGTCAGATCAATAATGAGAAAATCCGTTTAATGCAGGCTGATGCCGCGATAGCAGATGAAGACCGCGCAGTTACCCGTGACATAAAACTTGCTGAATTTGCAATGAAGAATGCGGAAGGCCCGACAACTGAAAGTGATTTGAGCAAACGTCTGACAGAAATGGAACAGGCCATTGACGAATTAAAAAAAGAAGTAAAACCGAAGGAAGAAGAAACACAAGATGAATGATGATGACATTATTGAACTAAACAAAGATATGCGTGCGGCAGGCGAAGCTGCATCTGTTTTGAATAACACAGAATTTGTAAAAGCATTTGATGCGCTGGAACAAGATTATATTGGTGCGCTTTTAAACGCAGGCCCGAAGGATGACGAACACCGCTATCGCTGGCAAGTGGCTATTAATGTTCTTCGGGCAGTGCGGGCGCATTTACACGGTGTTCTTTCCGATGGAGAATTTGCAAAAACAAAACTTGAAGATATTGGAAAGGTAAAACCATTAAGGTCAATTTTATAGAAAAGGAATTAGTTAAATGAATGAAACCATAAGTCCTGAAAACGCCAATCCTGACACATCAGGAAGCGAATTAAAAGGAACTGGTATTCCCGAAGGCCGCGTCAGTGAAGCTGATGTGGTGCAATTCCTTCAGAACAGTCGTGCAGGCGATACAGCCGAAGCACAACCGTCTGAAGATGGCGTTACAGAAGAACCTGAAGGTGAAGCAGATCAGCCTGATCTTTTTGAAAGTGAAAGCGAAACTGAAGCATCGGAAGAAACTGATGACGCAGAACAACAAGACGATCCTGAATTTGTTGATCTGACAGATGATTACACACTTGATGTAAAAGTCTCAGGTGAAATGCAGAAGGTTAGTCTTGCAGACTTGAAAGAAAATTATTCAGGTCGTTCTGAATTATCGCGGCAGTATCAGAAGATGCGCGATGAGCAAAACCAAGTTGCCGAAACACAAAAGCAAGTTAGCGAAGATCGAAATGAGTATGAAGGTTTACTGACTCATGCAAAGTCCATGTTGGAAAGCATGAAAGGAAAACCGCCTGATCGTACGTTGCTTGACGATGATCCAACTGAATACCAAAGACGCAAACTCGTCTATGACGACCGCGTTTCTGCTATTGAGCAAATGGATCAAGAAATCAAGAAAACGCAGGAAGAAAAGACCGAAGAAAATCAAAAGCTGTTGAATGATTACGCACAGCGCGAATATCAGAAAATTGTCCAAATCTTACCTGACTGGGAAAAGAAAGACAAAGAAGGTAAATTTTTTGTTCGGGAAGCCATACTTAATTATGCAAAAGATGCAGGAGCAAGCGAAGATCAAATTCGTGGTGTTCATCCTGCATGGTTATACAAGGCATTGTACGATGCAAGCCAATACAGGAACATTGAAAACAAAAAGCCTGCTATACGCAAACGATCTAAAGCACTTCCGAAAGTTCGTGTACCTGGAACACAGGCACGCGACAGTGTGAAAACACAGGAAGTCAAAGCAACTCGAAACTTTTTGAAAAGCGGCAAAGGTTCTCAACGCCAACGTGAAGCTGCAACGATACGACTTATCAGAGAAAACCGAAACCGCTGACATAGGAGTATTGAACAATGACAGCACCTACAGGTACTTTACAGACCTATACTGTAAACACAAATCGCGAAGATTTACAATCGTTTATCTATAATATCAGCGCATTAGACTGCCCATTATTGGCGCATTTGAGTGAGACTGAAGCATCATCAACTAAGCATGAGTGGTCAACAGATTCACTCGCTGCTGCTGCATCTAATTCACAAATAGAAGGTGATGATTACGCAGCATCAACCATAACACCGCCAACACGCGTGTTTAACTATACACAAATTTCTGCACAAGCAATTTCTGTATCAGGTACACAACGCGCTATGGATACGGCTGGCATGGATGATATGCTTGACTATGCACTTGTCAAACGCGGCAAAACGCTGAAGCGTGATGTCGAATTTAATTTGATCGGTGTCAACCAGGGATACTTTGCAGGCGCAGCGACTAAACCACGCTTGCTACGTGCATGGGATTCTTGGATTTCAACCAACGTCAACATGAATAATGTGACGACTACTGTTCAAGGAGCAACGGCTGCTGCGACAACTGCTGGAGCAAATGCTGGAGCAGCAACGGCTGGTCGTACTGATGCATCATCTGTACGGGATTTATCTGAAACATATGTGAAAGATGTTTTAGAAAAAGTCTTTACTGAAGGTGGTGATCCTTCACTTATGATGGTCGGCCCATACAACAAACAAGTTGTGTCAGGATTTACTGGTCGCGCACAAGGTCGTCAGGCTGTTAGCGTAGATACAATAAATGCTGCGGCTGAAATTTACGTATCTGATTTTGGTGAGATACGTGTGGTCGCATCAAGATTCATGCGTGAACGGGATTGCCATATTATTGATCCTGAATATGCATCAGTTGCGTATCTCAGACGTATGCAGGAACAAGACCTTGCAAAAACTGGTGATAGTGACCGTAAGTTTATCACCGTTGAATATACGTTAGCGATGTTGAATGAAGGCGCACACGGTAGCGTGTTCGATATTGCAACACAGTCCTAGTTGTTAAGATTATGTAGTGGAGAAAGGCGTTGAAAAACGTCTTTCTTCTTTTTAAGGAAGTTGTATATGAAAAGAATGATTGTAGAAGACAATCCATCAACAGGCATAAAAACAGAACTGATTGATGAACGTCACTTAGAACATTTTAATAAAGGCAGTCTGCAAGGCATTGTTAAAAGTGTAAAGCAGGATGTCAGACCAATTTTAAAACAAGTTGAAAAAATACGCGATCAAACGCCATCTAAAGAATTTAGACATTGCGCCAGTGTTCCGTATTACATTTATAACGAATGGCTGATTAAAATGAGGCGTGAAGGATATAACAATATACCTAAATCATGGATTAAAGAATGGTGTAACGATCCTGATAACGCAGCTTTCAGAACATGGCCTGGTCGATTATGAGTAAGAAAAAAACAAATACAAATAAGAAAAAACATCCACGCATCCTAATCGGTATCCCGACTAATGGAACGGTTACGGCTATGTGTATGTTATCCATTGCCCGCACCATGCGCGATTACAAAGGCGAAATTGAAATTTATCATGCACGATCTTCAAACCTGGTAATGAACCGCCATGAAATCGTTGCGAATGCATGGGAACAAAAAGCAGATTACATTTACTGGGTGGACAGCGATCAAGGTTTCCCGCCTTTCGCCTTAGACTGGTTTATTAAAGATAACGTTCCCGTAGTTGCTGCAAACGTAACACGTAAGTCTATACCGCCTGTACCATGTGCCTACATAGAAACAGATGATTATGTCGGGCCATTATATACGGAAGAAGCTGATGAAGGCATACAGCAAGTAAAACACGTAGGTATGGGATTGATGCTAACGCATATCAGTGTGTTTAATAAAATATCAGAAGATCCGCCTGCATTTTGTTTTCAGCCGACAGAAGACGGTTTACGTGTGATGGGCGAAGATGTTTATTTCTGCCGTCAATGTGAAAAGCATAACATACCTGTTTATGTAGATCACGATGTATCAAAACTTGTTGTTCATATCGGCACACTTGGATTTACAACCCGTCATGCGCTTGCAGGCCGAAACATTAAGAAAAGAATGGCTGGCGGTGAATTTGAAATCGAATTTGATCCCGAAGATGTTGCACCGTTGAAGAATGGCAAACAAGAACAGGAACAACCTCATGCGTAAAGTAGGCATACTTGGTCGTTGCGACAACACAAGAAAAGAAGCACCAACCCACGACAAGTCCTGGGAGATGTGGGGTTTAGCCTGGGATATGGCATTTGTCGGTGCAAGACATTACGAAATTCACACACCGCCTAGCTGGACAAACGGTACAATATCGGATCGTATGAATTATCCAGACTGGCTTCAGTCGATTGCTGACTGCAATGGTGAAGATTTATGGTTGCAGGATACCTACATTGAAAACGCCAAAGTATTTCCATTAGATGATATTCGTAAAATACCGTACTTGTGTTTACCAGACACACATGAACCGTATCTTGAAAGTTCAATTGCGTGGATGATTGTTCACGCCTTTTTAGAAAAAATTGAAAAGATCGGAATTTGGGGTGTTGATCTGACAGCCGAAGATGAATGGGCGTATCAACGACCTAACATGGCGTACTTGATCGGAGTGTGTCGTGCAAAAGGAATGCGTATTTTAATTCCTGAAGCGTGCGCATTGTATGAACTGAAAGAACTTGATTCACAAACATTAGACTTTTGTGATCCTGATATCCCGCGTCATCATCTTGAATACAAACTGGCATTTGAACGTGTCAAAGGTTTAGAACCAAAACGCAGAAAAGATTTGCTGACATCGTGTTTTACTGATCCGCCACGTTACGGATATTGCGCCATACCGATAACGGAATATCTTAGCAAAGGAGTAGCAGCCGAATGAGTATCACCAATAAAGGAACGTTAAGAACGGCTGTCCTTTCAGAAGTTGTGTGGGATAGTTCACTTGATACACGTTGTAATGAATGGATTGATCGTGCAACAGCCGCATTAAATCGTGATTTACGTGTTAAGGATATGCTTGCTTCTACATCAGGAACATTAACAGGCAGTACCGCAACACTTGCCCAGCCATCAGATTTTCTATCTGTAGAAACATTTTTCCTGACAACAGGTGGTGGAAGTGTCATGCCATCATTTGTAACACCTACAGCACTTGAACAAGCAGTTCCGTCTGATGCAAGTGGTCAGCCGACACATATAGCCATTGTTGGAAGCAACTTTAAATTAAAACCAATACCTGACTCAAATTATGATTACACGTTATTGTATTATCAACGCATACCGGCATTAACAACAGATACAGATACAAACTGGGTTTTAGACAATCATCCAGACGCATATCTGTATGGATCGTTAGTGATGGGTGGAATATATCTAAAAGATAGTCGTATTCAGGAATGGTCAACATTATACACACGCGCCTTGCAAGGCATTCGCGGTGAATCAGATCGCGCTATGCTACCGCCTGGCAATATACAAGTATCATTGCAAACAACAGTAACATGACCATACCTATTCCTCCGCAAAGTCCTCCTTGGATGTCGCAGTTAATTAATGACATCCAAAACGAAATTGATGAACGCACCGTAACGTTGATGGGCGGTAAGGCATTTAGCATAAGTGATTTACCGTCTGCTGCTAATTTTAGATACAAGTTTGTTGTTGTGTCTGATGGTGCGTCTAATAAGCCTGCTGTATACAGCGATGGAACAGTATGGCGATATCCTGATGGAGTAGCTGTATGAATGAACAGACACATAAATTTAACGCAAACATTGCAGGCATGGTTGATGCTGCTGCGTTTGTTATAGAAGGTGTTGAAAATCTTCTTAAAGAAGGTAGTGAGATTGTTGACGATAATGGCGTTAAAAAAATTGATGTACCGCCAGCATACTACGAAGAATTACAGGCATCACGCGACACACTCGAACAAATTTCAAATTGGCTTATAAACAAGGATTAAGACATGGCTGACAGCACCAGTACCAGACTACTTCTGCGCCTTATGGCTACAGGCGAGCAAAATAATTTATGGGGTGGATACACCAATACATCTTTACAAACAATCGGTCGTGCGGCTAAAGGCTATCAGTCTATTGCCTTAACTGGCGATAAAACGATTACACATACAAATTATTCTGCAAGCAATGAAGGTGTTGTAGCTTTTATTAAATTTACAGGAACATTATCTTCTGCCGCAAGTGTAACATTTCCATCAACAGAAACCGTATTTGATATATGGAATGCGGCTGGTCAGGCTGTTACAGTTAAAACATCATCGGGATCAGGTGTTGCTATACCGAATGGAACACGTATTCGTTTAGCGTGTGACGGTTCCGATTTTGTCAACACATCATCATCTAATATACCTTCAGCAACAACCATAGCTGGACAGGTTACAGTATCAGGCCAGGTCAAAGGATTAAGTTCTGGTACAGACTCAACCGATGCTTTAACGAAAGCCCAAATTGAAGCTGCCATAGCCGCTGCGTCTGTATCAGGATCAAACCTTGTTCTTAATTCAGCAACAGATACAACACCGTCTTATCTGAACACAAAACTACTTGTTGGTACAGGATTAAGTAAAACAACAAACAGCGCGGGTGCTAATGAAACATTAACACTGGCATCAACAGTCACGCTTGATGGTAAGGCTAAAGTGTCAAGTAATGATTCAACGCCAGGTTTCCTTAATGGAAAATTAGTAGGCGGTACAAACATTACACTTGTTGAGTCAAGTGATGGTGGTGATGAACGATTAACAGTCAATGCTAGTGTAGATGCTGACATTGAACAAGCAGCGATAGCAGTCGCAATGTCTATTTAAAGGAGTAAAAAAATGGCAACGGCATATAAAAAATTAGGTGCGGCTGATTTATCGGCAACAACAAATACGACCATATACACTGTACCTTCATCCAAAATGAGTATTGTTAATTGTAATGTAACTAATAGATCAGCGTCAGCCGTAACGTTTAGAATTGCCGTAGCAGAATCAGGCACACCTGGAAACGAAGATTATTACCAATATGATACATCTTTGGCTGCCAACGAATCCTTTCAGCGCACTGGAATTATGATGGACACGACAAAAGTATTAGTCGCATACGGCAGTAGTGGAGACATATCAGTAGTTGCTGATGGCATAGAAGTTGATACATAGGAGATTACAATGGGAATACACGCACCAACAACACCAGCAGTCACGATTTCAGGTTATCCAGAAAATACCTTAGACAATGATAATTGTTATCCCAGTGACAGCATACAAACAACTTTTAATGGCGATGGTGCATTAGCAGGACAAACTTTATCAGCTAATAATATTTATGCATCGGCATTTATTGCTCGTAGTAATTTTACGTGTGACGGAATTTCTGTAGAAAACTGGGCAACTGGCGATAGCGGTGATGATTTTGTCATGGGCATTTGGTCCAGTAATGCAACCCATCAACCAACTACACTTGTAGGACAAACAGGCGAAGTTACACTTGATGGTAATGCAACTATCAGAACGGCAGCAACAGCATCAGATGTTAGCATCACCAAAGGATTATATTGGGTTGGTCTTGTTACCAATGGTTCTGCACAATTTGTTAGCCAAACTGCGGGTGATAGAAGATGGAACACAAATTACGGTAACGTAATATGGGCTGGTGGAAATTTTGCAGTCAATAATTATGGCCTATCTTGGTACAAAGCCTTCACTTACAACACGACTTTAGCTGATGTAAGTTCAGTTACATGGCATACATTCGGCCCTTTTATGGGCCTGCGCGTTAAATAGGAGATAACATGGTTGAATATGACAAAGACGGAAACGCAACATCAACATATATTGCACGATCAGGTATCTTCCCGCGCGTATTGAGTAAAACACAACTGATGGACACATGGGTTGCAAGTGGATTAGCTGGCAGTCGGTTTGGTGAAGTAATAAAAAACATTGATGCATCAAGCAACAATGATGTCTTGTACGTTAAAGAACGCTATCATGCAGCACAGACATTTACCTATGACATAACTGATTTAATGTGTGGAACGTTGGTAACGCAAAGTTTACTGACAAGCGATGAAAAAACAACATTTCTGAATGCGTGGCCTAAAGATTAATGACCTATGTAAAAATACCGCTTGCTGCGGGAGTCTTCAAAGACGAGTCACCATTAAAGGCTAAAGGTTTTTTTGTGGATGCGTCATGGGCGCGTGTGCATCGTAACGGCATGGAAACAATGGGTGGGTATGAATACGCCACAACATCAACGTTTCTAGGTATATGCAGAAAATTACGTGCATGGCAGGACAATGATGCAGGCCGTCATATTTTTGCGGGTACGCATTTACGTACATACAGTTATTCTGACGCACAAATATATGACATAACACCAGCAATTAGTCGTGGTGAATTAACAAATCCATTTACCACAAACGGAACAGCAACCGTTACCGTCACTCATACATCGCATGGCTTAATAACAAACCAAAAAGTTAAGTTTGCAAACGCAAGTGCGGTATCAGGTGTAACTGTAAATGGCGATTATGTCATTACATACGTGGATGCCAACACCTACACAATTGTTGTGTCGAGTTCTGCAAGTGGATCGGCAACAGGCGGTGGTACAGTTGATTATACCTACTATCTTGCACCAGGTAACGAAGACGGTACAGGTGGTGCGGGTTGGGGTACAGGTACGTATGGATCAGGCACATGGGGTAGTCCATCAACAGAAACCTTGTATCTGAGAACATGGTCGGCTGATCCCTGGGGTGAAACAATTTTATACAGTCCGCGTGGTGGCAGTTTGTATGAATTTAATCCGACAGGCGATGGCTACGAAACCAGTCCGACAGAAAAAGTAACGAACGGTGCATTTGCATCAGATAGTGACTGGACAAAAGGTACAGGCTGGTCAATTGGTGGTGGCGTAGCAACGGGCAGTACTGCAAGTGCGGCCTTATCACAAAACCTGACATTGAATCCTGCAAGCTGGTATTTACTCGATTTTGATATTGCAACACGCACGAATGGAACATTACAGCCTGCATGGGGTGGCTCGAACATTGGTTCAGCTTTGAATGCAGCAGGAACATATAAGACAACGTTCTATTCTGGTGCGGGTGGCACGCAGTCATTTACCTTAACGGGAGCATCGTTTAGCGGAACAGTTGATAACGTATCTGTTAAGCAATTAAACTGCGGAAACATTGTAACAAATGCACCGACTGACATTACAACGTTCTTTGTCACGAATGAACGGTTTGTTGTTTGCTGCGGTGTGAATGACAGCGATGGTAATTTTGATCCGCGATTAATTAAATGGTCATCGCAAGGTAACAATACGTCTTGGACACCAACGGCTGCAAACACGGCTGGAGATTATACATTACCGTTCGGTGATCGTATCGTAAAAGGTATTGTCACACGCAACGAAAACATTATCTTTACTACAGATACCACATGGTCAATGAAATTTGTTGCTGATCCGACTGTCGTGTATCGTTTTCAGAACATTGCTAAAAACGCAGGATGTATTGGTGCAAACGCAGCCGTATCAACAGATGTCGGTGTTTTCTGGATGGCACCAGGCGGTGAATTTTACAAATACGCAGGCGGTGTTGTTCAGCCGATTATGTCACCAGTGAGGCGTGATGTTTTTGATAACCTTGATTTTGTTCAGCATGATAAAATATATGCGTTCAGTAATGCGGTGTATAATGAAGTGGGCTGGTATTATGCAGACCAGCGTGACGTAGGTAATGAATGCAGTCGTTATGTTCTATACAATTACGTTGAAAACAAATGGTCAACAGGTCAGATTGTAAGAACAGCACAAATTGATCGTTCTATTGAAGCCTTTCCATTTGCAGCAGATGCCAGTGGGTATTTGTATTACATGGAAAAAGGTGATTCTGCTAACGGTGGAAACCTTGATGGATTTTTAACAACTGGTTATATCGACTTTGGTGATGGCAATACTGATATGTTGCTGAACCAAATGATACCAGACTTTGATGATCTTGCTGGTGGTTTGTCAGTTACAGCCTTTGCTAAAAATTCACCGAATGGAACACCGTTAATTAGTGGCCCGCATAATGTGACGGCAGCCACAGAATATGTACCGATGCGTCTGCGTGGTCGTAGTTTTCAGTTTAAGTTTGAGTGGAACGATGCGCCTAGTTTTTTCAGACTTGGTGCAATTCGTTTTGACTTCAGACAAATTGGACAGGACAGACCAGCCGCATAATGATAGTACGCGAAGCAACGCGCGATGACTTTTCCCCGATGTTTGAAATACTGGAGGAAATGGCAGTCGATAACGCGCAGTTTAGTATCAACAGACAAAAATCATTAACCTTAATTGCCAACATGATAGACAATCCTGATTCATGGATTTTTTTGGCTATGGATGGTGATGTCATTGCGGGTATGTTTGCCGTAAATAAATCAAGTCCCTGGTATTCTGATGATCCTATCCTAGACGAAGGTTGGGTATATGTTAGACGGTCACACAGAAAAAGTCGTGCAGTTTTTCATTTAATTAAAGAAGTTAAATTTTTATCGCAAGCGTTAGGTGATCTTCCTGTCATGGTGGATGTGGTCACAGCGCATCGTTCAGAAGCTAAAGTTAAATTATTTAACCGTTATTTTAAAGATGTAGGAGAAAAAAATGTGTTTCGGAAGTAGTTCGGAAGAAAAGCAAGAAACCGTTTCGCAAAACCGTTTGCCCGCATGGGCTGAAGGTGCAGCGCAAGAACAAGTTGCATTAGGTAATTATCTGACTTCAGGTATGATACCTGGTGCAAGACAATACCGAACTACAGGTGATTTATATGCACCAACAACATTTGGTGGTGTTGCGCCTGGTCTTGGTGCTGGCCCGTTAGCGGGTGGTGGTATGGCTGGTGGTTACACAGACGTTGGATCAGATTTTATGGGTTCAGGTGTTGGTGGTGTTCCGACTGGTGGTATGGCGGGTGGTGTTGGCCCAGGCACAGGTGATCCGCTTCCTCCTCCTCCATCGACACGAATTGCTGGTTTTACACCAACACAATCAGATGTTTTTCAACAAATTAGAAACTTAGAAGGTAGTAATATTACAGCAGAAGATTTAGGTGCAGATTTTTACCGTGATGTTGCTGGTCGTGGGCCTTACTTACTTGGTGACACACCAACTGTCAGCGCAGCACAAATTGATCCTACTACTGGTTTTGATGCTGCACAAATTGGAAACGTTGATGATATGATGGCGGCACAGACACGTAATGTTGCTGATGTTTCGGCTGGTCGCGGTATTGATTATATGAGTGATTATATGAATCCATTTACGACTGGTGTTGTTGATGTAGCACTAGGCGATATAGAACGACAACGCGCCAGACAAGCAGCAGCAGCAGGACTTCAAAACGCTGCCAGTTCTGCATTTGGCTCACGCGGTCAAATTCGTCAAGGCATGATAGACGAAGCCGCGCTTGATGCTGGCGCACGAACAGCCGCACAGTTACGCGAGTCAGGATTTAGAACTGCTGCGGGATTAGGTATGCAGGATGTCAACAGACTGCTTGCGGCAGGACAGACTAATCAAGCAGCACAATTGCAACGTTCTTTAACAGATGCCAAGTTCCAGCAAGACGCAGCACAGCGTAATCAATCAATGGCACAGCAACGTGCATTACAACAGGCAAACTTAACACAGGCAAGTCGTCAACGTCAGGCTGAACTTGCACAGGCCCGCGCAATTGAACAAGCACGCTTGCAACAGCAATCGGGATTGACTGAAGCCGATCTTCAAATGCGTGGATTACTTGCAGACCAGCAATCACGACAACTTGCAGATCGTGCGGCATTAGAAGCACAGCAACTTGCGGGCGCATCAACGTTGACAGCCGATGAACTTGAACGTTCACGATTAATGGATAATCTTGATCTGTTATCTCAAATTGGAAGCCTAGAACAAGACCTTGAACAAAGACGACTTGATGAACCATTTGATGCACTACAATTCCGCGCTGCATTACTTGGAATGACACCAATGCCAAATCAAACAACTGGTCGTGGTCGTGTTCAAACACGAAGTTCTACAGGTGGATTACTTGGCGATTTATTAACAGCAGGAGTTGGTGCTGCTGCTGGTGCTGCTGCTGGTTAAGAAAGGATAAATAGAATGAGTAGTACATTTAGGCAAAGATTTTTAGCTGGTATTAGTGATAGATTAACAGGCTCAAATATTTTAGGTCAGATGGCAACTTCTGATAGATCATTTAAAAACCTAATGCAAAGTTTTGAACTTGATGAATTTAAAAGACAAGCAGAAGAAGAAAGAAATAAAGCAAAAGCTCAAAACTTGTTAGAAACATATACAGGCGATGCAAGTAGGAGAAGCCGTATGGCAGATTTGCAAGAAAAGGTTTCTTCTTTAAATTCAGATATTAATTTAGCTGAAAATGCATTTTCAGACTTTGTTGGCCCACGAACACAACGGCAAGCTGAATTTGAAAACCTTTTAGACACAGATGTTACTACTCCAGGCGTACAATCACCGCCAGGTTTACGAGAAGATGTTGATGCATTTGTTGGTATTCAAGAACAATTAGAAGGTAGAACTGAAGCAGATAACCTTGTGGGTTTGACAGATGAAAAAATATTAAACATGAGAAATAAAGTATCAGAATTTCCCGCAGAAAAACAAATTGAATTTTGGGCTACAACATTGGGAGATGATTTTGGATCAACAATTGGAATTGAATTAGAAAAACGAAAACCGAAAACAAGAATAGCAACTCCTGATGAAATAAAATCAGCAGGATTACCTAGTAATAATATTTACCAGGTATCTCCTACAGGACAATATCAATTAGTTTATGATCCTCCAGCAGAAATACAAACCTTAACGGAAGATCAAATTCAAGCATTACGTGAAGGAAAATCAGATATAAAAGCCTTTGAAAATAAGAAAATTAACATACCTTCAAATGCTTTTGTTTTTTACAATAAGGAAACAAAGAAACTAGATTTCAAAAATCCATCAACTCGCGAACAAGATTTACGTGCTATTAAAAATATTATACTTAGTGAAAAAACAGAACGTTCAAAAGTTTTGTCTGGTGGTAAAATTGATGAAAATAAATTAAATGCTTTAGCCTTAGAAAAATATTTTAGAATGACTACATTTAGGCTTCCGCCATGAGCAATACCTTATTAACTCCTGAATATATACCGCCTGGAACATACAATCCTTTTCGTTTACAGTTTGAAAAACTGCAACAAAGGAAACTCGGAAAGGATTTACGAGAAGGTGATCCTGACAAAACTTTTCTTGAATCTGATTATATTGGCCCACGAACCGAACAAGAACAACTTCTTGAACAAGCAAGACAACAAGTATCACAAGATTTTATTGGCCCACGAACTGAATTGCAACAAAATGTAGAAAGGCAAATGCAAGCTGATGCAGATGAAAGTTTAGGTTATCGTGTTGGAATTGGTGGATTACGAGATGCATTAGCATTAACAGCAAAGAATTTAAAAAATGTAGCAACAGATTATGCATTAACACAACTGCAAGCCAATGAAAGATTGCGTGCAAAGCAGCTTAAACAAAACGTTCCATTACCTAATTACAATCAAATTGGATCAGACATAAAAGCACAATTAGATGATTCTTTAGTTCGTTTTATACCTGAAGTTCCAGAACCAACAGGTGATATTGCAAAAGCTGGTCGTGATATTGTGACATTTATCTCAACATATATCCCAACTGCAAAAGCTATGGGCGCGTTTCAAGGAACAACTGGTCAACAATTTGTTAAAGGCGAACTTGCCGCAGTTATTGCAAGTCAGTTAAATTATGATCCAAAAGATGAACGTATAGCAAATTTGGTCAATAAGCTGTCTCAAGACGATTCATTTGTAAATTCTGTATCAGGTTTGCTTGCATCTGATCCGAATGATAGCGAAGCAGTTGGAAGATTAAAATTAGCAGTTGAAGATGCTGGTTTGGCTGCGTTGTTTTTTGGCGGTGCAAAAGGCATTGATAAATTAACGACAAAGTTTTTTTCAAAATATAAAGGAAAGTTTGATAATGTAAGTACAGATGAAGCAAAGAAAATTAAAGATGCTTACACACAAACTCGATCAGATACAAATGCAAGATATGCCAGTAATATTAATTTAGATCGGATTAAATCAGAAGAAAGCGTAAAACAATTAATTAATCAACGTATTCTTGATAATCCCGATCAGTACACTGGCGTTCGTTTTCAAAGTCAGGATGTTACGCGAGAACTTGCGGAGTCAATGGGATTAGATGCAGTTGATAATATCCTTGATTTACCGATTAATGAATCATTTAAAAGCCCACAAGAAGCATTAGCTGCCCGCGATATATTAGTGACATCTGCTGCAAACATTCGCAACATGGCAAAAGATTACACCGCAGGAAATTTGAGTGAAAATCAAAAAATAATATTTAAAGAAATGATAGATAAGCACGATGCAATATCTGCAATAGTGCAAGGTAAAACAGCACAAGCTGGTCGCATACTTAACCAATATAATATTATGGCAAAAGAAGGGCCGATTAGTTATGTACGTGGATTAGAACAATTACAAAATTCAGCACGACAAGGATCGACAGGTAAAAACCTTGATGAAATTGCTGAAGCAATAGCATCATTGCCTGATGATGTTTCTGATGCAAGTGCGTCAAGCACAATACAAAAAGCATTAGGATCATTTCATGGTAAGTTCCAAGAATACTGGATCAACGCATTATTGTCAGGCCCAAAAACGCACATGACAAATATTCTGTCTAACGCAATTGTAGGATTATATAACATTCCTGAAACAGCAATTGCCGCAGGCGTAGGTACAATAAGAACAGGTATCAATAAACTTTTAAGAAGACCTTTAACAGATCGTGTATATTGGCGTGAAACTCCTGATAAAATGTTAGGCGCATTAGAAGGTGGATTAGAAGGATCAAAATTATTTTGGAATACGTTAAAAACAGGTAAACCTCCAGATCATTTAACTAAAGTTGAATTTCAAGAACAACAAATTAAAGGTACGCTAGGTAATATAATTAATATACCAGGTCGTGCGTTAATGGCTGAAGATGCATTTTTTAAAGAAGTTGCAAACCGTATGTCAACACGGGCATTAACACGCAGGCAAATAAACAGTGAAATAGAACAAGGTTTTTATAAAGTTATTGATCCTGCAAAAGTACAAAAAAAATTAGATTCTGAAACTAAACAAGGTTTTTATTACGGCCTTGATAAAAAAACTGGTGAAAAAAATAAAAAAATATTGTTAGATTCTAAAAAAGCAATAAACAAACGTTATGAAAGTCTATTGTCAACAAGTCCTAAAACAAAAAAAATATTTCTTGATACACAAGATGCAATAGGAAAACGTTACCAAAATTTACTTGATAAACCATCTGATGAAATTGTTGCTGCATCAAAAGAATTTGGTAATGTGCAAACATTTACTAATGATTTAACAGGTTTTCCTAAAGCATGGCAAAATCTCGTAGCGTCAAATCGTGGTTTACGTTATTTAACTCCATTTGTTCGTACACCATATAATATTCTTGCATATTCTGCTAAACGTTCTCCGCTTGGTTTAGCATCAAAAGAATTTCGTGATGATTTGATGGCTGGTGGAGCAAAAGCAGATAGTGCGTTAGCGCGTGTAATTATGGGAACATCAACATCGTTAGCTGCTTACGAAGCAACAAAAAGTGGATTGATGACTGGTGCAGGATCATCTGATCCTGACCGTTTAGCTGGTGAATATGTAGCTGGGGTGCAGCCTTATAGTATAAATTGGAAAGGTAAACAGTATTCTTTTGGGCGACTTGAACCATTTGGAACATTGTTAGGAGTCGCTGCTGATATTGCTGCTGCTCAAGATGCTATGTCAGGTGAAGAACAAGAAGAAGCAGTAGGATTGCTAACTAAATCAATTGCTAAAAATATGACTAATAAAACATTCTTGTTCGGTATTACGCAGGCTACAAATGCGTTATCTGATCCTGAAAGATATATGGATGATTTTTTAACTAATATAATAGGATCAGTCTCACCAAATTTATTAGGCCAATTAACACGCGCACAGTCCGATACAATTTATGATGCACGCGATTATATGGATAAAATTTTAAATCGTGCTGGATTATTACCGATTGCAGAAATGGCAGGATATGATGCACCGCCTGCAAAATTAAATGTTTTTGGAGAAGATAGAAAACGTCAAGAATTTGCACCTGGCGGTTTTGTATCTGATTTTATCTCGCCAATAGGCAAAGGTGAAATGGTTGATGACAAAACTAAAATTGAAGCTAATCGTTTAGATTTACAAATTGCACCATTAGGAAGAAGTTTACGGGGTGTACCATTAACTAATGAACAATATTATAAATTTGCAAAAGATACAGGCCAGCTATTGAAAAAAGAATTAGATACTTTTGTTAATAGTAGCAGTTATGATCGTTACCAAGATTATGAAAAAATAAAAGCAATGAAATCTATAATAAGAAATGTACGCGAAGGTAAAAGAAATGAATGGTTTAGTAAATTTTATTATGATCGTGAATAAATGCCAACATTTTCTCCTACGTCACAAGCACGTTTAGATACGTGTCATCCAGATATTATTAAGGTCTTTAATGCAGTAGTTGCCGTCACTGATTGTACGGTTATTGAAGGCGAACGCACCATTGAAACACAGCGCGAGTATTTTCGCACAGGCAAAAGTAAACTTGATCCAGACAATCCTGATCTGCTTGCAAAAGCCATGCATTGTAAAAGTCCATCGCTTGCTATTGATGTCATGCCATACCCGATTGACTGGCAGGATAAAGAACGTATAGCGTGCTATGCAGGATTTGTTTTAGGTACTGCAAACCAATTAGGTATCAAATTGCGGTGGGGTGGAAACTGGGATCGTGACCTGACAGTTTTGAATGCCACAGCAGGATTTTTTGATGGCCCACATTTTGAGTTGATCCAATGAATGTAAACATACCTGATAAGCAGGCATACCAAAAGAACAGACGATATATGGCGTGGGCTGCATTATTCTGCATGATAATTTCCACATTAGCAGTCTGTCATAATCCAGCACGTTTTGAGTCTGCTGAAGCAATAATGATGATGATGTATGGATCATTGTCTGCGTTAGTTGCTGCGTATTTTGGTTTCAGTACACGTAAATGATAGGGCTGACAATTTTCAACAAAATATTATCATTTCTAATTTGTATTGCACCAGTATTAATTGCCACAAAAGTTAAAATTTTAAATCCATCATTAACGTCTGCATTTGTTTTTTGTATCAGTTGTATATTTTTTGCATTCATTTTGTAAACAAAGGTTTATCCCATGATCTTTTCAGGAATTATTAATGCCGTAGGTTCAGTTGCATCAACATTCATGGAAGGCCAAGTTGCTAAAAGCAAAGCAAAAGCAAATGTCATGGTAGCTGAAGCTGAAGCGAAAGCAGAAATTATGCGAACTGCTGCAACGCATGATGCTAAATGGGAAATGTTAATGGCAAAAGGAAGTCAAGATTCCTGGAAGGATGAAGCATGGACAATTTTGTTTATCGCAATCATCATCGCTTGTTTCATACCAGGTCTTGCACCGCACATAGAACGTGGTTTCCAGGTACTTGAAAATTCAACGCCTGATTGGTTTGAAGTAGCAATTTATATTTCTATATCTGCTTCGTTTGGTTTACGTGGATTTAGTAAATTTATTAACAAAAAATAAGGAGTAAGGTTATGAATGATGTAAAAGAAGATACTGATGAAAAAAGAACATTCATGGGCCACGTTCTTGATCGCACGCAACTAGACGAACAAATCATTGAAGGATATTCGGCAGCCGAAGCCTTTCTGAAAAAGAAACAATCTAACGTTCAGTTTGTTGCAAAGAACTTTCCATATGCCACTGGTGCTATAATCGCCATAGGATGCGTCACAGGAGTCATAATTGGTCTTTTACTATGAGTGAGTCCATAATTTAATATTCGTTAAATCTGAGTCATTTAAAACGTGTTTTGATAATCGTGCTTCTGAGTCAATCGGAAGCACTTTTTTTTATGCCTAAACATATTTACATAATTAAATACAGTTTTAGCACTTAAAAAAGTATCTAAAACGGTAATTACTTTTGATCAATATTACCGTATTCCTTTTCAATTATCAATTCAAAGAAAAGGAGATGAACTTGGAAACACTTCCACAGCTTTTAACCGTAAAAGATTTTAGCAGGATATTTAGCATTAGTGTTCCTATGATCTACAAACTACTTATGAAAGGAGAACTAGAAGCACGTAAGATTGGTGGAAAGACCGTCATTGATTGTGAAGAAGCCATGCGCTGGAAAAGCAATTTACCACAAAGCAAGCATGAAAGCATTAATGTTAAGAAAAGTCTAAAGCGAAAAATTGGAAAAAAAATATTGCAAAAAATTCGCTTGATTTTATAAAAGAACAAGGAAGAACAAACATCAAAGTTCAGACGGTTTCTTAGACGGTTTTTGTCTAATTATGTTTAATAACGACCTGTTTTGTTCTTTTTTGGCAATTTACCTTTATAAAAAAAATAGCAGAAAACTGCTAAATAAATGGCAGAAATCTGCTAAAATTTTAAAGTCCTACGGTAACACCGCCATCAACAGTTATTGTCTGGCCTGCAATCTACCATCCTCGAAAGTATTTAACAACTACAATAACTTAGCGGTTTTGGTATTTTGATTTAAGACGGTATTCCGTACGCTTTTTTGGTTAGTGTACTCATCAATACCTTTTGACATTTTTTTAGCCAATTCACTTTTATCAAGATGACCATAGATCATAGTAGTTTTTATGTCTGCGTGACCTAATTGTTCTTGAACGTGTTTTAATGTTGCGCCTGATGATAATAATGCTGCTGCTGCTGTGTGGCGCAATTGGTGTGTTGTCCAATTAATATCATGTGGCTGTAAAATTTGTTTTAAACTACGATGTACTGATTCATTAAGAAATTGTTTATAATCACCATATCTATAACCTCCACACGCTGTACCAAATTTTCCTAATTTATAGTTAAAAACATACATATTATTAATATTATTTTCCAGACGTTCTTGCTTTTTCTTTGTCAGTAATGCAAATAATTGTGATGTTATTGGTATTGTATAACTATGATTTATTGGGCCTTTTGCTTGTTCCATCGTGATTATGTGGTTATCCCAGTCAATATCCTGCCATTGCAAACCTACAGCATTCGCAATACGACAACCTGTAAAAAACTGAAAAAGTAATAAATCACACAAATACGGATTTTTTTCTTCAATAATTTTAAAACTTTTTACTAACAATTCCTTTGATATATGTTTTGGTTTTATATTACTTTCGCGTTTCATCAGGTCGTAAAACCTTAGACCATTTTCAAAATCTAGTTGTCTGTAAACTGACTGCGTTGAATCAGGGCTTGGTAAAATATCTGGTGCTTTTACATTCCAGTATTTATGACACCTGTTTATAATTGCTTTTAGCATAGTAAATGCTTTTTGATTATATGAAGTGTAAGTTTCTTTTCTTTTTACAAGTTTGTAAGTAGCAAATTTCCATATATTTTCAATATTACATGGGTATTCTTCAGATGTTTCTAATTGATAATTATTTAATTTATCAGCAAATTCTAATAAATTATCGTGAGTAAACGTAAATATTTTTAAATTATCTGGAAAATAATATCTAAACGCAAGAATACTACGTAATCTTTGAATTTTTACTTTTAACTTAACTTTTGCACGCGGATATTTGATTAAGTCTTTTTCAATACCATCCAATTCCTCACGCGCGTACCGTTCATAGCATTCGCGTACAGTCGGTGATTCAATTATTTTACGTTCTGCAAGTTTTTCTGCCCGTTTAATTTCTGCTGGCGAACGGTACGTTCCTTCAAGTATTTGTAAATGCAACCTTGTTGCTTCAGCTTTAGCAATTCTTTTATCAGTTGTTCTTAACGATTGTTGATATTTACGACCTTTGTGTTCGCACTTGAACTGCCATATAGTCGTTCCTTTCTTTTTCCATGCATGATCTGCCATTCCTTCCTTCCTTCCTCGATATATGAATCAACATCATCGGGATCGAATTTTTTCGTTCTCCCAATTTTTATATATTTGATTTCACCTGAATTAACAAGTCTGTCAACAGTCCTGTACGAAACAGACAAACGTTCTGCTACTTCATTTTTGGTTAGTAATTTTCTCATGTTTTTTTGCTATCCCTTTGTTCTGAATCAACTTTTTCCAATTCAATGATGTCGTCTTCTACTACATCGTCTAGCAAACTTTTATCTGCTTCTTTTTTTTCTATTGGTATGTCTTGTAGTTCTTCTTTCACCTGGAAACCGCCTAATGCTTCTGGTACAGCATCGCGGAGCAATCGCGCACGCGCACGTAACTGAAGCATACGATCAGGATATTGTGTCCAGGGACCAGGCTTACCCCACAGTTTCGCACGCTTTGCCTGATCAACACTGAATTGTGACGTATAGACTTGTTCGCGATCTTTACGCTTTAGTGTGCAGACTGCCGTAGGATTATCGTCATCTTTTGAAGGCGGTGTTTCAGTAAAATGTTCAATCAGTCCTGATTCATTCGCTAATGCCAATGGGCCATCACCAAATAATGTCGGTTTATTATTAATGACGTAAATAAATTCTAAGGCCCATGACGGATCTTTTCCGATAGACATAGCTTTCATCATGCTTACCACTAACATTGCTTTTTTCTTATCTTCAGCAAGTCGGTCTGTTCCCGCTAAATACATTCCTGCTTGTGCAAATTGTTCTGCAACGTTTGTGCATTGCGTCAGGTTTGTCGGAATTAACGGTCTGATTAATCCTTCGTATTGGATCACTTCATTTTCATTTACAGTGTCGGCTATGTTTTTTTGTGTCATCATTCAAACATCCAAGGTGGAAAATCTTCATCGGCTAACAGTTCAGGTTCGTCTGTATTGATCCAAGGATCAGCACCATAGGTTTCAATATTACGGCAAAAATTAACCTGACCTTCATGCAGTACGTGTTGTCCAGCACTGTACGCAATGCCATCCAACGGAAATTGAAACAATTGACTGACTGGCAACCCGCGTGTCTGAAAAAGAAAGAAAAATGCTTTCTCGCGTTTAGCACAATTGTTTACGAACTGTATGAACTGATCGTCACCGATAATTCTTTTTTCAGCGATTAATGGCAATGCATTTGACCATGCCTGCAAGTACGATGCGACCTGAACATTGTATCGGTAATTTCCTATCTGCTTAGTAATTGTTTTTTTCAATGTCTCGTTCGGATTTAATGAAAAAGATTTTAGGTCTGTCAGTGTTTGGTTTTTAAGATAATCAAACCGAGCCTTGCATGGTATTCTGTATGCAACTTCTGATCCGTCAATTTCAGGAATATCGACATGATATAAAACCGATACTTCTGGATACCCGCCTGAGACAGATTTATTTGCGTGTTCATCTAATTGAATTGTTTTAGCAGCTAACTGTATATCGTGAATTATATGTGACCGTAAAAGTTCTTTATGACCGTGATCAGCTTCGTGATCTTTTTTCTTTTGATCCCAAATCACAGGACGTTCAGGATGCCGCATGACCATCTGAATATATTCTTCTTTTTTTGCACGACCTTTCGGAACAGCTAGTTTCTTTGCCTGCAACCAGTTAATCATATCCTGAACTGTATCTAATGCGTCAGGATAATCTGACTTATCGAGGTACGGTGCGTAGCTTTCATTAAATGCTTCTGCGCCTTCTAAAATATACTTGTGATAGGCACGACCTGATTTTTTGGCTTCTGTATCCATTGAATGCTTTGCAGGATTCAGCCATGACTGCGCCCATGCCATCATAGGGCTGTTTGCAGCAGCTTTGAATAACGTTTGACTGGCACGCTTAATGTCGTGATAGCGTTCCTCGGGTAATTCGCTGTTCTGATAGACACCATCAGGCATATCACAGCCTGTTTCAATTTTAATAGTTTTCATGGTTCTCCTTTGAATGTGTCAATGCTGGTAATTGTAACCAATAAACAGCTTTAGGGCCTTTATTCGGTATGTATTCAGCCGTAAACACAACACGATTATCAATGTTAGGTGTTTGTTCTAAGTTTTTAGAAAAATCTATGTCGTCAAATTTTTGATCGTTAATGTGAAAAAAAATGTTCTCATTGTTAAAGGCAACAAAATTATCAGGTTTTATAAAACCATAACCACAATCTTCAAAATATTTTAAGATCGTACCTTTCTGTAATTCCAGTTTGTTATACGTAAACTTATTATTATACATATCGTATGCAATTGCATTATTGCTATCAACCATATCAACTACGGTTTCTGTATAATTATAGTTATCTTGGCCTATTCTTGGTTCAATGAAAAGTTTATCATTTTCTTTTTGTGCATGAGATAACAACACCCAACAAGCCTTCAATTGTTGTTCAATTTTTATTATATGTTCTTCAGCTTTCTTATATTTTCTATAGTATTTATCTCGTTGGCTATATGCACGAATTGTTTTTGCTTGTTCACCTAATAAATCAGCTTTTGATACCATTTAATTCCTTCCTTTTTTATCTGGTAATTTTCTTTTTACTGCGTACACATAATCGCTGAGTGTGTGTGTTCTCATGTCACCTAAATATGCACCAATTGATGCAACTTCGTTCTTGGTGTCGGCATCCATAGCCTGATAATTAGCAATCATGTGTTCCTTCAGCGACTTGAAATGCAGCCGAATTGCTTCGTCTATGTCATTTAGTAATACTTCATCTTTATTGTTCATATATGCAGATTAATCGGCTTATCGCATTAATGCAATAATAAATCCTTATTGATTTGCAAAAATAAGAAAATAAAAGTGCATTTACGCAATATTATGATATTTTTTTGCGAAAAAACTGTTTACAAATGTGTGAATTTGAAGTTAAAATTTTGTTAATAAAATGAATAATAAAAGACGTATATGTTATAATTTACAGGGACGTTAAACATGCCAGAGAATCACTACATGCGGTTGTCGCAGGCTATTTCAAAACGTAAAAGTATTAATCCAACCACGAATAAAGCAAGCTATGACTATTTTTTATCAAGTGCAAGACAAAGACTCGCAGCCAGACGAAGTAAGGTAATTGTAGGATCACATATTCAGTGGTTTTTGTTTGGTTTCTTGGTCGCTTTAATTGGTGATGGAGTATCACATAAATTTTTAGATTTCTGCATGTGGTTAATCAACTAATGCATCATTTACTTGTTTATTATCTGATTCTTTAAGGAATTGATAATAATGACGCATACGTGACGTTGATTCTTTAGATGTTTGTTTACTGGTATCCCATATCGGATACATTTTATCTTCAAAAAATGGCAGTATTGCTGCGGTGGCAGTTCCATTAAGGAAATCTTTTTCTGTCCATTCAGAATCGTAGGCAATCTGAGCAGATGCATTGCAAGCTTCATAAAATTCAAAAGCAAGCAGAAATTCAGCACGTTCGATAAGCAGTTTAGCTATTAATTCACAGGAATTTTTAAGACACATGCGCCAGCGTGCTTTGTCGCGTTCTAGCCTTCTTAGCTGTGCGTGTTTACCCGCGCAATTTTCTTTCCAGCTCCATACTTCTAGCTGTTCTGTCCAGGTAATCGTCATCAATTGAACAAGTGCCTGCATTTGATCTACAGCCATTTTTCTTGGGTTTTTTTCAAGTCTTGAATATGTTGATGTATTCACGCCCATTGCTGAAGCGCATTCTGATTGCGTGAAACCTTTTCGTGTTCTTACATCATACAATGATTCTGCTGTCATAATTATTAATCCATGTCGGTCTTTTGATGAAGTTTTGTCTAAATTATGTGAAGTTTATACATTATTTATATTATTTTTACAAATATTTTGATTTTTATATTGATAAATTATGTGCAAAATTGCATTGTTTTTAAAGTTCAATATGCATATTTACACGGAATTTATTCATGCTTACGTCAAAAGAAAAACAAGTAATTGATTTTGTTCAAGATTTTATAAAAACAGAAAAATACAATCCATCTATCAAACAAATCGCCAACGGATTAAATAAACACAGGACTACAATAAGCAAAATTACAACTAATCTTGCTGACCGCAACATTCTTTCTAAAACGCACAAAGTAATCCAGATTTTGCAAACACCATCACAAGTTATGCAATCTGAGAAAATGAATGATAACTGAAAAACAAGCGCAAGTTCTGCAATTTATTGTTGATTATCTAGCAACCAAAAATTATGGGCCATCCATACGCGAGATTATGGCAGCAACAGATGCTAAATCAACCAGTTCTGTTGTTGGCATACTTCTGCGTTTAGAAGATCGAGGTTGTATAGTTCGTCTGAAAAAGAAACACCGCGCCATCGAAATTTTAAAATTGCCAGCAAGGATCGCTTCTGATGACAAAATACAAGTCCAAAAAAATAACGGATAACGGATTAACGTTTGACAGCAAGAAGGAACATAAGCGGTATCACGAACTGCGCCTGCTTGAAATGGGCCATGCCATCAAGAATTTAGAATTACAAAAGAAACATCCACTTGAAGTAAATGGATTTAGAATTTGTACGTATGTCAGTGATTTCGATTATGACTTACCAGACGGTACACATGTAACGGAAGACGTTAAATCAGAAATAACAGCAAAACTTCCCGTCTTCAGACTTAAAGCAAAATTATTCAAGGCGATCAAGAAATATGAAATCAGCGTCTATAATTGATCCTGTTCAACGTAATCTCGTACACCAGTTACAAAAACAGGCGGTCGATAAATACAATCTAGGATCAGTTGCACAGCTTACGTCTGCACAGCAAAACGATAATCTGATACAGGCCCGAACCTGGTGTTACAAAAAACTACGTAATGCAGGACTGACGTATTCTCGTATTGCGGATTATTTCAACAAAGAAAAAACGAGTGTCAGGTATTGTCTGAAGAAATAAAATTATTTTATATGCCTGTTAATTGGCCTGATTACCATGCTGACACAACGCATTTGGATTGCTGTGAACATGGTGCATATTTTTTATTACTTGGCCGATACTGGATGACTCAAAAGCCATTACCTGATGATGATTATTTGCTTGCAAAATTTGCTAAATCAACACCTGAACAATGGCAAAAGATACGACCAGTCATACAGGATTTTTTTACTGTTCAAGATGGTGAATGGTTTCACAAGCGCGTAGATGCAGATTTAACAAAAGCAAAAAATATGTATGCATCTCGTAAACGTGCAGCCGAAAAAACAAATCAAAATAAAAAGAAAAATACTAAAAAACTAAATAGTAAAGATAAAGATATATATATAGATATAGATAAGACCGTACCAGTCACCGATACGGTCAGCGATACGGTCACCGTAAAAGACCTGTATAATCAAGACTTTATAAAATGGTGGAATCTGTATCCATTGAAGGTTGGAAAGCGAAAAGCAGCCGAATTGTTTTCAAAAAAGATCAAATCTACATCACTTGATGCACTTATTGCAGCAACAAACAACTACATCATCACGAAACCTAAAGATCAAAATTACTGTCATCCAACAACGTATCTTAATCAGGATCGTTTTGAAGACTTTGAAGAACATGAAGCAACACAAACGAAAATTGATCCCAATTACATATCCAAAGAAAGACTTAAAAAATATAAAAAAGATGGTACGTGGTATCCAAATATTTACGGCCCTAAACCTGAAAGTGAAGGATGCGAAATACCATTGCATATTTTGAAGGAAGAAGGATTTAGACCTTGAAAACAAAAAAACGTGGCAGACCAAAACGTGAAAAAGGTATTGCACCTACACCAGAAACACTGGCTAAACTGCAACCTAATGTTCTTCCTAGTTTGGTTTACAATGGCGTGATTGATCTTGACCAGGAAAAAGCAGCAGAAGAAATAGCCCATGTGTATCATACGTTACATCGTGGTTTATTGCCTGCTGGTGGTATTGAGAATGACCGAAGTATGGCAACAGGTACGGTACGTGATCCGTTTGCACGTATGACGACTGGTGAACGCAATGCATGGGAATTTAGATATAAACCTTGGGCCAACAATGAATCTAAAAAGTTGATACGTAAACGACCGCGTTTGTGTCGATGGAAATTATCGGTTTTAATTACACATGAAAACATAAAACCTGATGTAATTGCTGCACAATATCAGGTAGATTATCCAATAATTATTCAACAATTTAAAAACAGTTTGGATCAGTACGTGTATCTTATGCAAAATAATAACTAACGTTCGTCATTAGTTCGTTAAGTGTTCTGAATTAAGTATTGATGTATCTATCAGCCTTGACATAATCCCCGTAATGGATTCATGTCCGTTCCCCTTCTCAACTTTTCCCGTCTGTCCTTCCTTCATCCATCAAACGCAGGCGGGTTTTTTTTTATAAGGATCAAGAAATGATTGATCCAATAACTGCATTTGCTGGCATAAAATCAGCTCATGCTGCAATCATGTCAGCCGTTAAAATCGGTAAAGACATAAGCAGTTTATCAGGTGCAGTAGCTAAGTATGCGAAAGGTGAAGCGGCACTCCAAGCTAAAAGCGAAGTAAAGAAAAAATCAATATTTACAAAACTTGGTGGTGCAGAAGCAGAAGCCATAGATAATTTTTTCCGTAAACAAGAAATAGATAATTTACGTGATGAACTTAGAAGTGCATTCTTGTTGTACGCCAAGCCTGGATCGTGGGAAGCCTTGCAAGCTGAGATTGCTCGCAGTCGTGCAGAACAGAAAAAAGAACTGCTGAAACAGGCTAAACGTGAACAAATGATGCAGGAAATAGGAATTGCCAGCTTGATTGCCATAGCCGTTGCAACAGTTATCGGTATTGTTGGGTTTATCACCGTTAAAGCGCAGGCGTATCATGTACCGCCTTATTACATCAACATTAGTTTTTAAAATCACGTTCTACGTAAGCTGCTAACAAGGCAATCGTTTTTGTAATATTATTATGACCGCCTTCATATCTTCTATACATACGTTCACTGACACCTAACAGTTCTGCGGCTTTAACTTGCGTTATGCCTAAACGTTTACGCCATTGTTTCATTTTAGTCGATGTATCAATTAGTTTCATCGTGTAGTCTCCATATTGTTAGGTAAATCGTGGTGTAATCTCCATATTGTGTGGTAGATCATTGTGTGGTAGATGAGTATATTGATCGGTGATTAGTAACCTCCAATCAATGCGGGCTGGGGTTGATCTCCCAGCCCATCTTGTTTAATCATGGTGTAGTCTCCTAGTTAAAAGAATTATTATCAATCATGGTTTTAATTTCGTCAAAAATTTGCTCATTACAATAACCAATATATCTATTTCTATATGTAAAATTATCGTTTTTATTGTTATGTACTGATATTTCAGTTAATGAATGATGAACAGTAAAAAAGATAAAATAATCTTTATAATCTTTTTGAAATTCGTTAATTATCATGGTGTAGTCTCCTGGTATTGTGTGGTTGATGTATAAAAAATCCTAAAAAAAAGGTAAAAAAAGACGCGACCAGTTGGCCCAGTCGCGCCCGTTTTTCATAATGTTTTTAGATTTCATTCATCAGGTCCTGCCATTGATAACGAGGATCTTCTTCTTGGTTGAACATCCATTTTATCTTAACAGACTTGAACCTTTTTCTTAGCTCCTGTGCAACCTCTACTGGTGGCGCCCATGCAGTTTGGAATCTCATGTGAACAGATGTCTCGTCCTCATAAATATCTGTGTTATAGGCATCCCATTTGGTACCCCAGTTGTCTATGTTCCAGCGATACCATCTGTCATCTGTTTTCCCACAAGGGAATTTCTTAACAGACATGATAACTTCGCCATCCATATTTTTAAGTTCCTCTATTTCAGTTGGCAATTCACCATCCTCGTTGGGTGTTGTGTCCCAGTCAGGTGAGGGAATTATTTTGCTGAAGGTAACATCCTCAAATTCAGAACCTTCATGCTTGGTTGTCATAAGCTTAACAACTTTAGCTATAGTTTTCTTATTTCCTGATATTTCTACTTCGTTTGTTGTGTGATTTGGCATGTTATGCGCTCCGTCTTAATGGTGTATAACGTCTATAATTTCTTACGTATGAATTTTCCTGGTAGCGTTCTATGACCTTGTAGGCTTCGCCGCGTTGTTTTTTGGCCTTATCCCATTTTGACCAGTCGCTATCTTCCTCCAGGTAAACCGTATCACCTTTAATATAGGAAAAATCACTGATTGCATGGTCAATGCCTAGTCGGACCAGTTCGCTGTATTTTACCTCGATCCAGCCATGAGATGCATCCGTATGACAGATATATTGATCATTCATAATAGTAACCTCCAGTTAGTTAAAATTTAATAGTCGTGTTTGCATATATCTGATCTAAATATATACATTTGACAGCTAGGACTGGCCCAGCTGTCTAAGTACATATTTAAGCTACTTGTTTAATATCGTTAGTTTGTAAGTTGTTTAAAAACTCGACTGACTGCCAAGCTTGATTAAATGCTTCATAGATTAGGTTTTTATCCTTGCGCGCTTGTTTTAACCAACCTTTTAAATATTGCGCGTGATCTTCGCGCGGTGCATTTGATATACCTAACTGATTACATAAAAACGCGCTGGTACTTTCTGCAATGAGTTCCTCATATGCGTATTCAGTTGAACCAAAACGCGAACCTTTAAGACGATCTAGCCGCGACTTATGGCCAGTCCAGTGGGCCAGTTCATGCAATAATGTTGAATATTTAGCTTCTGTTTGTGTTGATGTTTTAGTAGGAATAAAAAGATCATCTTTAGGAATATTAATATAATCATCATTAGGACTATAAAACGCGCCTGGCTTATCAGTTCTTATTGTTGCCATTGTATTCTTAACGAATGTATCAACATCATTTAAAACGGCTGGTAATGGCTTTTTAAGGTCTTCTTGTTTGTCTTCTTTTAGTTCCAGGCCCTCGACTTGATCCGCGTTAAAAACAAAATATTGTTTATAATTACATATAAAAACTTGTTTACCATTCTTATCTAAAACGGGATTTTCATTTTTATCAATTAAGCCAGTTCTTTTAAAAAAGATTACGGGGACGGCTTTTTGGCCTTTAAGTGAATATTTACAATTTACAATTTTACGGCCTTCACGCTTGCCGCCACCTTTAGTTATGAGCCAATGGTTAAATGTTCCCCATTGATTCGACTTATAACCATTAGCGCACGCATATAAAGGTAATAAGAATTGATTAATTCCATTATATTGTTTCCCGCTTGCGTTCGAAATAGCAACACCGCCACCTAAAGTAATAAAAGGTTTTTCCCAGTGTTCGCTGTTTGCTTTTTCTAATTGGTTTATAATGATATCATTTAATTTAGTTTTATATGATTCTAATACTTTCTTAGTCATTTAGTAACCTCCAGTAATTATAATGTTTTTAAATCTGCAAAATTAGGCGCAATAAGTTCTATTTCATAACCTAGTTTTTTTACATTTGTTATGATGTCACTGGTTAAAGTCTTCTTTCCAGCAATAGAACAAAAGGCGCGCGCATTACTACACGCTGGGTAAAGATAATCTGTTCCATAATGTGATTTATGTGTAACTTGTATTTTCATTTAGTAACCTCCATTAATTAAGTTAGTAAACAATCATTACTATAGGACAATATGACCTGTCAATAGGATTTATACATATGCGTCAATTAACGATGAAACAACATAAATTCGTAGATGAGTATATTAATACGGGTAATGCAAGTGAGGCATATAGAAGGGCTTATGACTGTAAGAATAGTACTAATAGAACAATTCAAATAAATGCATCTAAATTACTTAGTAACACTATAGTTGCACTAGCGGTTAAACGTGAAAAGGAAAGAATAAACAGGGCCAGTCGATTAGGTAGTAAAGATATTGAAGATAATCTTTATTCTATCTTTGAAAGGTCACTTGAAACTGACCAGTTAAACACCGCGCGCGCGTGTATGATGGATATAGCTAAACTAAACGGCCTTATAATTCAGAAGCAGGAACAACAAATTAATACAACTGTAAACCATGTGTCATTGCTGGAAGCGGTAAAAGCGCGCAGAACCGTACGCGATACCGTACCAAGTAACCAGTTAGAAAATCAGAACGTATTGTTATTAAAAGATAAATCAGCCTAAGCAATAGTACAGCGAGTAATATCGCTGTTAAAAAAGCGCAGTAATCAGCCAATTTTTCGAGCCTATACCCCCCCAGCCGCTGCGAATTAATGGGTGGGTGTGTACGTATATACCCCCCTCACAAATTTTTTTTTTTTTTTTGAAAGGACTGTCATGGAGAATGATCCAGGTAAAGGTGTTTTGTTTCGGAACGATCATAAGAAAGGTGACAATCATCCTGATGTTACGGGTTTTGTGAAGCCGTTGAATTGTACGTGTGGCAAGGAAGTAGCTGAACTTGAGATTGCTGGTTGGTACAACGAGTCAAAGGATGGCAAGAAGTACATACGGTTAAAGGTGAGTGAGAAGTACAAGCCGAGTGATACGCCAGCGGAACGTGAAGCAAGTGAAAGTGATTCAGGCTGGGGTTTGTAGATGGCCCATCGCAAGTGGATTCAAAAAGCAATCAAACGACCTGGTGCGTTTAGCAGGAAGGCGAAGGCTGCGAAGATGACCACAACACAATTTGCAAACAAAGTATTAAAAGCAGGAAGTAAGGCGACTAAGCGCACGAAGGCACAGGCGCGACTTGCTAAAACGCTTATATCAATCCGAAAGAAGAAAAGGAGTTAGTCATGGCTTATGGTGCAGGCACATACGGAAGTCAGCGTGGCAGACCGAGTAATAAGAAAAAGAAGGATATGCGAAAGAAATATACAAAAGCGCAAACTAAGAAACGTAAGAAAAAGGCTAAATCGTAATGGCAAAAGGTGTACCACATTATTTTAGAAGTGGAAGAAAACATACAGGCGGTATGCACAGAATGCCGAATGGTGATATGCATTCTGGAAAGACACATACGAAAACAAGCCAAAAGTTATATCATTTGAATGAACTTCCTAAAAAAATTCAAAAACAAATTAAAACACGGTCATAATGGCGACAACAGCACAAGTGAAACGTACACCGTCTGGTCGTTTAACGTATCGTGGTGAATCGTTTTCTGGATACAACAAACCGAAGCGCACTAAGAATGCGTCTAAGAAGTCTGCTGTCCTTGCGAAGAAAGGCAGTCAGGTAAAGCTGGTACGTTTTGGTGATCCGAACATGAGTATCAAGAAGGATCAGCCAGCCAGACGTAAAAGTTTTCGTGCGCGACATAAATGTTCAACAGCAAAAGATAAATTCTCAGCCCGTTACTGGAGTTGCAAGGCATGGTGAAAAAAGGTTTATACGCAAACATACATGCGAAAAGAAAACGCATAGAAGCAGGATCGAAGGAAAAGATGCGAAAGAAAGGTGCAAAAGGTGCGCCAACGGATAAGGCATTTAAGAAAGCTGCAAAGACCGCAAAAAAAAAGAAGAAAAAAACATGACGTACAAGGATTTGCGAACCGCCTTAGAAAAGCATGAACAGGAATGCTTGCGAAGGTTTATGGATGTTGAAAAGAAAATTGACCGTCTTGATACAAAGTTATGGGCATTGGCTGTTCTTATCGTCATTGCAAGCGGACTGGAGCAATTATTATGACCTGTGAACGCTGTCATCATTTACATACGCGCATTGATGAAAGCGTGTCACGACCAATTACAACATACAGTTGTACGTTTCATCCTCAATGGATGACAGTTAAATATCCCGACATACATTACTGCGGTCAGTTTGAAGACACAGTGATGAACACACAGAACGTTGATCTTACCAATGTCAAACAGTTGAAAAGGAAAAAGAAATGAAAAATGTTATTCCATCCATGCGTGACAAGACACCGCGTATGTCTAATTTTGTCTCATCATCATCCGTGTCAACAAAAGGCCCGTCATTGAAGGCAGAAACACCAAAGATGCCAACAGTCAGCAAAGGCACAGCTTCCGTTAATCATGGTCGCAGCGTTGGATCACCACACGCGCCAGGCGCACCAGCAAAGCCTGCCCGCCTGAGTTGACCGTACAAGCAAAGGTATCAAAAGACGATCTTGATGCAATTGAGTATCTTCAAAAGCATCCTGAAGAATTTCCGTACATAGTCTATGACAAAGGCCCAGACGGTCAGCCTGTTAAACTTGAAGAATGGCAGACAGAATGTTTGAAAGCGCTTCGTAAAAAAAAACGCATATCCATACGTGCTGGTCACGGAGTTGGTAAATCTGCGTATCTGACGTTTGTTATTCATTGGTTCATGCTGACGCATTATCCGTGTAAAGTACCGTGTACGGCTAATTCACAAAGCCAGTTGTTTGATGTTTTGTGGTCAGAACTTGGTGTCTGGCACAGGTGCATGAAACCTGAATTTAAACGGCTTTTGATTCATAAAAACGACCGTATTGAATTATCTGAAGATCCTGCAAACAACTTTGCGGTGGCACGAACAAGCAGGCGTGAAAATCCTGAAGCGTTACAGGGATTTCACAGTGAGAATGTTTTGTTTGTTATTGATGAAGCGTCAGGAATTGACGAGAAGATATTTGAAGTTGCGCGTGGTGCGATGTCAACGCCAGGTGCGATAACTGTTATGACGGGTAATCCGACACGGGCCAATGGATTTTTTCATAATGCCTTTACGAAAAACCGTACACGTTGGTTTACAAAAACCGTTAGTTGTTATGACAGCACGCGCGTTGATCCTGATTATCCGAAGGAAATTGAAGAAGAATACGGCAAAGATTCAAATGTGTGGCGTATTCGTGTAGCGGGTTTACCGCCTAAAGAAGACGCAGATGCGATTATACCGCGTCATCTCGTGGATTTGTCGGTAGGTCGGGAAGTGGCACAAGTCGGCCCTGAAATATGGGGTGTCGATGTTGCCCGTATGGGAAATGACCGTTCAGCACTCGCCAAAAGGCGCGGTAACGTAATGACTGAACCGATTAAATACTGGCGGGAAAAAGATGCAATTCAGTTAAGCGCACTTATTCGTGAAGAATACGATTGTGCAG